ACCTAACCAAATTTGGTGAATAATTTTTGGTATCTTTTCTTCACCTTTTGGTTTAATGTTTTGCTCGTATAGTTTTTCTAAAATTGCCCATTTTTCAGGTAAGTTCTTTTCTTTATAGCCAGAGCTATTATTCATTAGTGCACTGAATGTAAACATATAATTTATATAGGTAAGAGTTACTTATTATCAATATTATAGCGAATGCAATTATTGTCATTCAACCATAAATTAACATCATCTTTACCAGGGTTAGCCTTCCACTGGCCTTTATTCCATACACTTGGAAATATGATTTTATCATGCTCACCTAAGAATGCTGCCCACCATGAGAATGAAGATTGAGATAATGCAATGTTAGCACTTTGTAATAACGTGTCAAAATCATTCATTGCTCTTGCATCACTAACGGTATTAAATTCCTTAACAACTCCTTCACTATTTAAAATGCACCCATCTGCTAGTAGTTTCTTAACTGTCTCGCATTCAGAATTGTCTGTTATTATGGTTGCAGTTTTAAACCCAGATTTTTCTATAATTTGTTTATACACTTCATAACCTAGAAATTGGTTAATCATTTGGTAATCAGTTTCTCTAATATGCATTACCAATTTATCTCTATTAATCGTATATGGTCTGATATTGAAAAACGTTTTAAGTTCTTGCTTATAGGGTGTGTAATATTCTGCTTTTTGTACAAATGAATTAATAACTATGTCTCTATTAGTTTCTAACAACTCACTCATGTCAACGTAATTGTCTCCGTAAGACCTAGTATATATGGCGTTAACCGGTGTAACGCCTAATACACTTGGTGTTATCTCAAAGTTAGGTAACCCTATATGATATAATTTTACACCTTTTTGTTTAGCTAAAATATAACCAAACGCAAGCTGAAACATTCTATTACCCATCCTACCCCATTCATCATATTGAATAAAAACACTCATGCCCAATAACATCCACCTTCAACAAGTTGTCTCTTTTCTGGTTTTTCAGATTCTAAAGGTGTTGTCCAATACTCATTAAAGAAGGGTGCAAATTCTGGTATATCAAGCCATCTTTGACCTTTGATGCCAAATAATATTTGCGTTGAACCACCTAAATGAATACCTGTTTTTCCTAAACGTTTACACTCAGCTGCAAACAGCAATGAGGTGAACCCAGTCCCGAATATACCAACATCAAAGTCTTCATTGCGTAAAATCTCTAAATACTCTTCGTAAATATCAAATGATGATTTATATTTTGGGTTAGGAGAAATTTTCAATGCAAATGGATACTTAACTGTCTTTAATCTAAAATTTGGAATTATACGACCGTTCCATATCTTGTCTAAATTAATAAAATTATTTTCAATAGATTCTGCAAACGGACTAAACACTAAAACTTTTTTACCATCAAGATAATTTGTCCATGGCTTTTCAAAAAAGTATGGCTCTAAATGTTGCAAATCAGTAATTCTTGCTTCAGGGCAATACTCTTCAAATACAAACTTTTCAAACATTGGGTTAACTTTATTCCATTGTGGTATTAAGTCTACTTGCTTAAGTGCATGCTTAATATGATCATTGAATGTTAATGTAGTAGCTACTGTATAAGGGTATAAACCAGCAATATCTTCAACCTCATGTTGTAATTGCGGTTGAAATCTATTTGCGTTCTCTATTGTATGAGCACAGTACATTAAGTTAAGCTCTGTTACGCCAATCTTACCTGCGCATAACGGTTTACCTAATTTAAGGTAATGAGATATAAAATTGTTTCCTTCAATAAGCATTATACATATTTTATATAAGTTTGTGTAAATGACCACCAGGTGTTTGGTCCTAACAACTCTTTAATTGATATAACATCTCTATTATCTTGCACGTTTAACCACCTTTGATATAAACCTTCATACCCTCCGTAATACTTTTCCTTGAACTTAACATCTTGTGGGTAATAGTAAGCATAATGATTAAAACGCTGAGTTAATAATAACCCAGGCCCATTTTTACCTTTTAACTTAGGTGGTTCATGTGTTTCAAAATCTTCACCTTTCCAATCCCATAACCTTCTGTATGGTTCATGCTTACCTTCCCCCCATTGACCATACGCCATTTGTCTAGGACCAACAAAGTAGTTACAATAAAAACAACCTGTTTTCCCATTATGATTAGTTAAATGGGTTTCAGCTTCTTTCATTTGTTGCAATGTCCACTGCTCATCAACGTCAATTTGCCATAACATACATTCATCAGTAATGGTTTTTATTTCTGCTATAGCAGCATTAACTTGCTCATCTTTATTTTTCCATGCTCTATTATTTGGTCTAATTACTCTTACTTTATCACTTTTAATGCTATCTAAAAATTCAGTTGTACCATCATTAGATAAAAAGTTTTTATGCATATCATCAGGTAACTCTTTACACCAAGATGTTGATCCTGTTGGTAACGATACTCCTTCAACTAAAACCCAATAGTCTAAATTATCACACAATGTCTTGTAATAATCATTATGCTTTAAATGATGTAGACCGTTTAATATTATTGTAAATCCAATTCTCATCTTATATCCCATTTATTTTTAAATGTCGGTGTTGGTTGACCAGGCTTTGTAACTAACGTTTTCTTATTAGGTAAGTTTAACTGTTCTACAAAATTAGCCATTGCACTATCTACAAGTACAATGTGCTCAGCACCCTCTAACACTTTACGCCAATCCACTATACGGTGTTTTTCATTTATGTGAATTACTTGATTCTTACTTAGTACTTGTACATTAGCTTCACCTCTTGAATGTTTTAAACCAACCACATCATACTTCTTCTCTTTTACATATAAGTCATACACTTCTTGTTCTCTATCTAAATCTCTAGTATATTGAAGATTCCATTTATTTTTAAAAGGTACTTTAGCTAATCTGTATTTGAATTCATCAAACTTTTCTTCACCAAAACCATCTCCCAATTTAACATACTCTTCTGTGCATGTACTACCAGGAAAGGTTGCAGCTATATCTATAACTTTATCTACTTTGTGATACTTTAATGCATCTCTAGCTTCATCAACACACTTGTAAACATCACTTGTTACTGGTATAAAAATTGCATAATCTGCAATGAAATGCGCTAAGTTAACATAATCTACCATCACTGGCCAATAAACTTTATAGCCTTTCTTGCTGTAGTATTTAGCTATTGGTAGACATATAAACAAATCACCTAATCTACCTGGTTGTATTATTCCTATCTTTTTCATTTAATTAATTTCTGTAGCTTAGCTACATCTCCTTCAAGTTCTTTTCTATATGTTGTCATCCAATTATTATTATCCCAAATACCAACTCTTAACTTCTCTAAGTTATCTGTGATTGGATCTACTTTATCTTTCGTTTCACTAACATGTAAATGTTTAATTAAAATGTCATGTCTATATTTTGTCCTACCTACTGAATCATAAACAACTTGACACCATGTGTCTTGATGAATATTTTCAATGTAAGGTTCAACAAAGTAACCTAATGCGTCTACGCACTTTTTATGTACAAAGAAGTTAACACAAAACGGTTTAACATTTTCATACTTGTTACCTGGTCCTCTCATACCATCATTACAATGGACCATTAAAACATTGTCTTTAGGGCCGTTTTCAAACTCTTTCTTTATTTCTACATCCCAGTCTTGAGTTAAAAACGTCATATCATCACCTATCATTGCATAAATGTTTACATCTTGTGTTTGTTTTACCATTTCATTCCACATGGTAGACAATCCTAAAAACTTACCATTATTTTTAAAAGTAATTACTCTAATAAAAGGTACATTATGCTGAAGGTAATCATAATATTTTTTAATTGGATCATCTTCATCAACTCCTAATACCAAATACACCCCGTCAGTCTTAACGGTAGTTATTAAACTTGCAATAAGTGTAAGAAGTTTGTTTCTTCTATTTCTTGTAGGACAAAGTAGTGCTATTTTCATTCAAACCACTTCTCCTTGTAAGTGCTTTCCAATCCGTGAGTCATATCAGTTAATTTATCACCAAGTAATTTATGACTACTAAAACCTTTATGTGTAACCATTGCTTCAGGTACTAATGCATGCTTTAAGTTATGCTTTTTAAGTAAATTAGCATAGTCATTATCTTGGTACCAAAACTTAAACGTCTCATCAAACTTACCAATCGTATCTAAAGTCTTGCGTGTCAAACCAATACAACAACCTGTTACATGCACCCCAATATCATAACCTTCAATAGGGTCTTGGAAGAAGTACTGGTGTTTAGGATTATTAAGATCTTTAGGGCTTACTGAATCAAACGTGTCAAGAGCTAAACTCAAGTTAATTAAACTGTCATTATGATAAACGACATCATTATTAGATATTAAAATTTTATCACTCTTAATTTGTTCAATACCTAAATTAAGAAATCTATTGTAGTTAAAAGGTTCATTTGGAAATATAAACTTGGCTTTAGAAGCTAAAGGTATGTTTTTATCTTTTAGCTTAGTGTTAGTTTCTACGACAACAGCTTCAAATCCCTGTAAAGAGTTTATACACTCTTCCAACATCATGTAGTACTCAGGATTAGCTGTATTGGATAATATTAAAACAACCATTTGTCAATTATAATATATAGATTTATATAATCAACGTGTTCTTCTCTTGAGTTCGTATATAGAATTTTTACTACTTAAATGATGTTCTTCCGTCATGAAAGAAATATTATCTGTGGAAAGGTAATTGGTTAATATTTTATATAGCCCGTGCATATCCATAAGCCCAGGTCTTGGTGGGTTGCTTAACAGTGCTACACACGCCTTTTTAAACTGTAATAAGTGTTTTGTAGGTAAAAAGTAAAAGCAATCATTAACGAAATTCATGTTATCCCAATGATCTTTTTCACGACATAAAAAGTTAACGTTGTTTAAATTGTAATTTAACGTCTTTAATTTACCTTTGTTAAAATAGATGTCAAACCTGGTAAATAAAACGTAATCCAAATCTTCAGCCTCTACCTGCTCTATACTCTTAATGAACGTTTTAATTTGATGTGAGCTTTTTATGTTAAGAAATTGACAAGCTTCTGGCTTATAAAAATCTATAATATTACCAGTTTCAGGTGATAGGTAACTGGTAAGATATATTTTTGTATCAAACTTTGCTAGTGGTTTGAGTATTTCTTCTGTAAAATTTTCTTTACAATCGAGGTATGATCTAGAGATAGGCCATCTTTGATCGTGTATGAGATGGCTTATACCTACTAGACATATACCTAATTTCATTTTCTTTTTATGTCTTTCAGGGACTGTATGACTTGTTCTTTAGTCACGTATGGTGGCATATTTGGATAGTGGCCGTGTTTTTTAAGATATATTTCTCTACCCATATTGACGTTTTTAAGCCACTGGTCTGATTTGTTTGCAATAGATGAATTATCAATTGCACCAGGTGCTTCTGTCAAATATTTATCACTATCTGCAATGTCTGCAAACCACCAAAATGGTGGGTGCATTCCTGCTTTAATAATACAGTATGTATGGTCTACGTGCTCCCAAGCGTTGTAGTAATTTTCATCAATATAACCAACAGTTTCAAATACTTTACGTGTAAAGAACGAAAACATTGCCACTGTATGTTCATACAAAGCAATCTTTATATCATTGCCATAATCAATTACAAGCTTTGGGTTTGGTTCACTGTGCTGATCTAACAAATGTCTATTATGTAAATCAAAATTTTGTATTGTTTGTTTACGATTAAATGGTGAACCTGGCCCGTAGTTAAAGTGTTGTATACCACTTGCTTCACATGCTTTAATGTATCTATCAAATACAGATTTATCTTTAATAAGCATATCATCTTCAATTATAAAAATATAATCACAACCTACATCATATAGGTGTTTCATTGCTTTGTTTTTAGATTTACCTACACCAATATTAACTTCATTTTGTAGCCAGGTACCTGGTACTTCTATTTGATTTTCAGCTTTACCATCATTAACTACTACTAGTTCGTCTATAACATCTTTAGGTAATGTAGCTAGTAAGCCTTTTAAAAATTCGTTTCTATTGCATGTTATTATGCCAACACCTATTTTAGCCATACTAGTATTATAACATAAATAATTAATATGTCAACTGCAACGTTAAGTTTTGACCAATTACCAGTAGCCGGAGAGGTTCAAAATGGTGATTTCTTTGTTATTGAAGATATAACAGGTGCAAAAAAGTTAGATTACCAGAACTTAATATTTGGTTTAGATAACGTTACTTTTGCTTCAACTATTTCAAGTCAATCAACTGATATTGTATCACTATCAACAAATATAAGTTCCTTATCATCACAACTTTATAGTGAAGTTAATTCATTAGAAAGCTTACTAAACACCACGGTACAAACAGCTACAGCTAACTTTTTAAACATATTATATCCAGTAAATTGTATAATGTTTACAACAAATAGTATTAACCCAGGGCTTTACATATTTGGTACAAGTTGGGATCAAGTTTCACAAGGTTTATTTGTTGCTGGTGTAGGTAATGGTGTAGATAAAAACGGTGTCGGTTTAACGGTTGGTGAAGAAAATGCTGCAAGTAATTTTAACGTTGGTGAATACAACCATACATTGTTAGCAGCTGAGTTACCTGCTCATACACACGATTTTCAAATACATTTACAAACCACTAACTCAACAACGAGTTACCAAAATGGTCCACAAGCTGCTCCAGCTTACAGATTAGATACATTGACAACGTACACAACTTTTACTAATGCTAATGGTGATCAATCTCACAATAACGTACCACCATTTTATGGTGTTTATGTTTGGAAACGTGTAAGCTAATAACATAACATGTCATCAAGTCTTGGAATTTTATATCTACCAGAAACAAGCACAATTGTAGGCAATGATTTGTTTATTGTTCAACAAGACAATATTACAAAGCAAGTATCGTTTAATAATTTAATATTTGGTTACGACAATGCTACTTTCTCACCTACTATATCAGCACACACCACTGAAATAGCATTCTTATCTACTTCTTTATATTCTTTATCGTCTCAAAATACAACAGAATATAATTACCTTTCAAGTTTAATTGTTAATCAAGTTAATAACGCTTTTACAAATTTATCATTAGCAATATATCCAATTAGTAGTATTAAATGTACAAGTGATAATGTCAATCCAGGAACATATATAGCTAATACAGTTTGGACTTTAGTTGGCCAAGGACAATTATTAGCAGGAGTTGGTCATACATATGAAAATGGAGCTCCATATATTAATGGGGATAAAAATAGAACTAATGAATACTTTTATCCAGGAGCTAATGCAGCTGCAGCAGGATCACCTCCAGGAGATTTATACTATACAAATTTAGTTAATAGCCCAGTTGCAGGTGGTTCAGTGACATATAAATCAGGTTGGGAACCATACAATTACGGTGGGTTTACACCTAACCAACCAGTTATTATTGTAGCTACTCCAAACACAGGGTACAATTTTTCTTCTTGGACAGTAACAAACCAAGACGGTACAACGTTTGGTGATGTAGATACTTCAGTATTTGGTCAAATTAGTTTTTATATGCCTCCTAATAACGTGACAGTAACAGGTACATTTACACCTGTTAGTTCTCCACTTGCAGGTGTACATTATGTTACCTTATTAACCAATCCGGTGGGTGGAGGATCTTGTTCTTATCAAACTGGCTATGGCCCTACAACAGAAAGTGGTTATCACTACAATGATCCAGTTGTAATTATTGGTAATGCATATGCAGGTTATCAATTGTTAGGTTTTACAGTTAATGGTTCAGGCTTTAGTCAACCAGTAGATTATAGTAAACCCGGTGAAGTTAGTTTTTATATGCCAGCAAGTGACGTTATAGTAACTGCTAATTACGGTATTGCTCCTGCAAATAGTTTAGGTGAATATAACGTGCAGTTAGATAAAACTCAAATTGCTTCACACTCACATGACTTTCAGATACAATTACAGAATACAAATTCAACAAATGGTTATCAAAACGGTCCACAAGCAGCTCCAGCTTGGCGTTTAGATTTAAACACTACGTTTACAACACTGTCAAATGCAACGACTGATACACCTCACAATAACGTACCACCAATATATGGTACGTATATTTGGATGAGAGTAGCTTAAAACTTTACACCAGTCTCTTTAACAAAGTCTTTAATCTTTGCTAATTCAGCAGCCATTGAAGTCTCTTGTTCTTTAAGTAGCTTTTGCGACTTAATTAACTCTTCCATTTCAGTTAAGTTTTCTGGATTGAAAAGGTTATCTGGTGAGTTTACATCACCACCAATTAAATCACCTTCTGCATCCAAATACCACTTTATCATTTGAATACGTTCTTCTGGTTTACCAAATATTTCAATAAAACCAGGGCAATCATCTGAAGGAAAGAAAGGGTTTCTTCCAAGATTATGCTGATATTGTTGCATCATACTTTTAAACAATGCATCAATTTCTTTAACGTAAATTTCGTCAGTTTCTCTTGTACCGTTATCTTCTATAGGTACTGGAGCTACCTTTGTAATAGGTAAGAAAAATACTATATCTAAATGTTTATAACTTTCTCTTACAATTGGTATACATTTCTGGATAAACTTCTCATCAATCCTACCAACCTCTTTATCACAGCACCACAACGAGTAAACCAAATTATCTAAAGCACATCTGTCAAAAATAACATGATCGTCTTTTTTAAAACTTTGTAAGTCTTCAACAATTAAGTTAAGATACTTCCATTGTGTATCTTTGTTTGTTTTCTTACTGTGTGGGGATTTATTCTTCTTAATATACTCTCTATAAGAGTTACCACCAACTGTATACATAGGCCAGTTGGATACAAAATCTTTAATTAGGGTGGACTTGCCCTGGTTAGCTGTCCCGGAAATAGCAATGCGCATATAAAGACTTATTTAGTCTCTATATTTTATCAAGTATTAAGGGAAGAACTTTGTTGGTTTAACCTGAGGTTCTAACCCAACTCTTGTTTTCACACCATCTACCATTTCGTCGCAATCTTCTTCACCAGTACTCCATTCACAATCTTCTTCCCCACTTGCTGGGTTTTGAATACTTGCTGTTAAAGCATCAAAGGCTTTGTTTAATTGACCTTTAAATGAACCAATGCTTTTTTGTGATACTTTTGAAAGATCAATTCCTAAAGCTTTTAAATCATTAAAAATTTCGTTTGAAGTAGCATCAAGCTTTTTCATTGCTGTTGCTTTATATGAATTAATTTTAGCTAATTCACCTTGTGCAGCACCTGCTCGTCTTTGTTGCTGAGCTGCTTGAACACCAGCTGTGTCACCTTTAACGCCTGCAACAGCACCTTTAGCAATACCTGCAGCCTGATTACCTAAACCTTTAACTGCACCAACCGCCTGTGCACCACGAGCTTTAAGTCTATCAAAAAGACCTTCTTCTAAGATTTCTTTATTGGCTGCCGTACCTTTGTACGTCTCATAAATGCTGTGCATGTCTTTGTTCATATAGTATTATTTATTAAATACTTTATATGAAATACGTTATAGTTACATTAATTTGCTTATGTTTTGTTGCATGTAGTATTGTACCATCCACACCAAGTTTTAGTAGTGTTGGTAAAATACCTGATGATAATATTGCCAAGAATGCTGTAGTTGTTGTTAAAGCAGAAAACACACAAAAGCAAGTTGATCAACTAGCAGAAGCTAATAAAAGGGTTGAAGCTGCACGTCAAGAAATGGAAATAAAGTACAATGCAGCTAGAGATCAATTACAAAAGTCGTACGATGAGTTAAAGAAAAAAGATGATGACAACTTTGCAAAGATTGGTGAATTGAATTTTGGTATCTATATGGTAACACAAGAGAAGAAGAAACAAGATATGAATACCCTTGTAGCTCACTTACGTGCTAAAGAAATAATGAATCGTACAGATAAACTCACACCTGAACAAAAAGCTGTTATTACAGCCGAAATTAATAAAGAAAAAGCTTTAACTATTGATCAGTTATATACCAAGTATAATGGTGCGGTAGAATTAGCTATTGTGCAAAAACAAGCTTTAGATAATGCGCAAACGGTGATAGATCAACAAGAAAAAGAAAAAGCAGCTTTAAGAGAAGCAGAAAAGGTGACAATTAATAAATTACAAGTAGAAAGAAATGCTGAAATTGATCAAATTAAAAAACAAGCTGCAGATCAATTAGAATTAGCTAAAGCTGCTCAAAAAGCAGAACTTATTGGTTTGATGGTAAAAGCTTTAATTGGTGTTGGTATACTATTCCTTGTACTAGCAATCCTGTTAAAGAACATTACAATGGGATTAGGGGCAATAGCTTCACTAGGACTAGCGTATGTTGCTGCTACAGTAGAAATGTGGGTGGTAGGAGCTTCTTTAGGTGGTATTATTGCAATAGTTATTGCTATTGAAATGTTTAGATCAAAGAAAAAACCAACTGCTGACCGACCAGTAGTTGTTAAAGTAGAAACTACTTCAGATCCAAAAAGTACTGCAAGTGGTTAAGCTCAATCTCAATATCTGCAACGATATTGAGTAAATCTTGATCTTCATTACTACATACTTCTGTTCTAAGATAGGATAACAGCTCTCTCTTCTTATTGCTTAAGATCTTCTTAACGGTATCTTGGTCCGTTAACGATTCTATCTCAAAATGGTAAACCTTATTTTCCAATGATTTACCGTATTTTCCGTAGTACGTTTCTACAAATAAATCAAACTGGTCGTCCAAATTTTGGTAAGCCTTGTTTAAGGCTTTATGCTGAGCATACGAAAACGTTTGCCAATGGAATACCTTGACTTGATTGAGAAATGATAGGAACGGTACTAACTTCATAAAGTTATTTATTAATCCTCTATAGGCTCTCCGGTATCTGTACTTACCCAATCAAGCTGAGCGTTTTCAGGTACATAATAACCCATAGCCTTTAAGAAATAGGTAAACTGCTCAACTAACTCCCCAGTAGTAGCGGCTCCGCTTATTGTAAACTCAACAGTACAAGGCACGATAGAAGCAATACCCTCTTTATTATCTTCTGTTTGAAGAAATTTAATTATTGAGCTCATACTACCTCCTCAGCAATGCCAAGTAATTCAGCAATTACTAACAAAGCTCCTGCAGATGGCATATGCCCAGCAAATAAAGCACAACCAGCAAGAATGCGGATTACGCTTTTACCTAAGCTAATAAAGAAATGTGATTTAGGATCTGGGTTATTCATAAATTAAGAAAGTTGAGTTACAATTACGATTACTTCTTGATGTTCGTCTGAAAATATAGCAGTTTTGTGTTTAATTTCTTTATCGTACATATCTATGTCGGCCCAAATCCAACCCTTTTCTTCTGGATTTTCATCACAGTCAAGAATATTTTTAGCTTCTTTAGCATCCCAGTTATTGCTTTTAATAACTGCTTTAGCTATGTTTTTAAAGCTCCAATCTTTAATAGTTTCTTCACTGCTAATAACAGCTCCAAAACCAAATGTAATTCCTGAGTCTCTGAATATGGTGGTGATTTTTATTTTCATACAATTATTATATCAAAGTTCCTTAAACTTTCAAAGCTCGATCCCAGACCTGTAAGTGCATTCTATTAGAGAATTTAAACCCATACTTCTTACAAAGTTCAGCTACTACAGGTCCAACTTCTAATAGTTCTTTACGACTACCACAGCAAGGCATTATCCATACTTGACTGGAATGTAAACCTACTTCTGGATTGTTAAGATAGTTTTCTAATACTTCATTTAAGTCTGATTCCTGTTTAGCTACAAACTTAAAACAAGCATCATGCAATACTAGGTAACGTAATACTTCTGGTTTAAAACGTTTATCAGCTGGGTCCCCGTTATTAGATAATTTAGGTGATGTTGTATATGTTACTTTACAACCAATTCTATCCCATTCAGGGTCAGGCATAATGGTACCATTAGTTTCAAAGTCAATATGTAATTTTGATTTACCAATATCATCAACTGTAAGAGTACGACTATAATTAGTGAAACCCCAACGGTCCATAATAAACTTCACAAACTCAATTAAATTCTTTTGTTGAATAAAAGGTTCACCACCAGTTAGTTTTAATATTGCACCGTCTTTTAAATTCTGGTCATAACCATTCTTTTCATATAACTGAGCAATCTCTTCAAACGTCATCTTATTCTTCTTAGACCAACTAATATAACTATCACAACCGTTTGGTGAATCTTCACTCTTAAAACCTATGCACGTTAAGTTGCACATAGACATTCTCATAAACACTGAAGGGTAGCCAATATAGCGGCCTTCACCCTCTAACGTATAGAATACGAAATCATCTGATAAAAATAAAGTTTTAGTAGAATCTATGCTCATATGGTAATTATAGTTTTGTTCCTTTTATATCCACGATTATAGTATAAATAATTTGAATGTCAAATAAAAAGTTTCGCAAAGGGCGAAAAAATGACGGCTTTAAGGAAAAAGAAATTGATGAATTAGAGAAATCTCTAAAGAGCAAAAAATGGGAGTATGATTTTGACGTTACAAATAAGTACACGTTCAATGATATCCAAAACCGTTTACTAGATGTGCTACAAAGAGAGGACTCTCACGCTGCCATAGTAGATGGGCCAGCTGGTACGGCTAAGACTTATTTAGCAGTACTTGCAGCTCTAAAACTTGTAGCTAAACGTAGACTAGAAAACATAGTTTACGTTAGAAGTGTGGTGGAAAGTGCTAGTAAAAGCATTGGATACTTACCTGGTGAAATTGAAGAAAAGTTTTCACCGTGGGCAATGCCGTTAAATGATAAACTAGAAGAATTAGTTTCTCCTGCGGTAATAAAAAACCTTATAAGTACTAATGTTATTAAGTGTGTACCTGTTAATTTCTTAAGAGGATTAACGTTTAGAAATAGTTTTGTTATTGTTGATGAAGCTCAAAACTTAACTCTCTCAGAACTAACTACCATATTAACAAGGTTTGGTCACAATAGTAAGTATGTTATTGCTGGTGACTCATTTCAAGCTGATATTGGTAAAGCAACTGGGTTTCAAAAGATATTAAATGCTTTTTCTTCTCCAGAGTGCACTGAAAAAGGAATCTATACTTTTAGATTTACTGAAAACGAAATTGTAAGAAGTGAAATCTTACGGTTTATCGTCAGTAGGCTTAAGGGTGTTGGCTAATTCTTTTATAGCTTCTTCATAGCTAACCATCTTTACTTTGTTGATTGGCTGTAAGAACTTTTCAGGCTTTACCGGTTCTAATTTAGCAATTGCATCAAACATTGACTTATTAACTTGTTGTTCAAGTTTAATAAGCTTTTCATCTCTTTGCTTAATGTACGGGGCTACAGGGTTGGCAAT